ATACTTTGAAGTAGGGTTTGATAACATTTGTGATTTGACCTGTGACGGCTGCTGGGAAGAATGGAGCAGTAGTTGGTGGGTCAAAAAGAATCCAAACTTACCACCCAAACAGGGCATTACCAGCACAGTGACAGCGTCAAACATTAGTAACAACAGTGCTATCACTATCAACGGTGATCCTACAAATGGTAGTATGAAGGTAGATGTTCCTCTTATAGTAAATGGCAGAGATGTAGTAAAAGAACTTGACGAAATGCGTGATGCTCTGTTATTATTAAAGTGTGACGTGGATATGGAAGCAAAGTATCCTCGGTTAAAAGAACTGAAGGATGAGTACGAAGCGGCACTGGCAAAATATCAAACATTTGAAGCTATAAAGGAATCAAAGTAATGGCAATGGGCCCAGAACCTAAAAAAACTACTGATCAAGCAATGATCGATGAATTTCTAAATAAAGGTGGCACAATTACTAAAGGTAAAACTAAACCTATGCCCAGCGAACTTGGTATTAGTAATAGTACATGGAACAATAAACTTACTAAAAATGAGAAAAACGCAAAGGATAAAAAAAAATGAAGTGGCTTGATAACTGGTTTGCTCGCATGTCTGAAAAATCTCGGAACAATGCAAGAAGTGAAAGAGGTATGTCTGTTAGCAGCATGGATGATACAAATAGACCCGACACTGATCCTATTCTTACTTTCCGTATCTATAGTGCTACTAACGGTAAAGTCCTTGAGTTTAGACGCTACGATCGCAAAACAGATCGCAACGACAACAGCACATATATTATCGAAAAAGATCGAGACATTGGTGAATATGTTAGCAAGTGTCTAAGTTTGGAGATGTTGAAATGATCAAGAAACATCATTACAGTTGGCAGGATGTAGAACAGGCCTGCGTAAGCATCGCACTACAGATGTACAAGGATCAGTGGCGACCCGACTATATTGTAGGTATTACACGAGGTGGCAACGTACCTGCTACTATCCTAAGTAATATGCTGGGCATTCGGTGTGAAGCACTAAAGGTAAGTCTACGTGACACCAACGACAGTAATTGCGAAACTAACTGTTGGATGAGCGAAGATGCGTTCGGTTATAACTATCCAGAAGAGTCGGGCGTAACAGGTGCCAGGTGGGATATAAAGCAGCGTAAAAACATTCTAGTTGTAGGTGACATCAATGATACTGGTGCTACATTCAACTGGATCAAGCAAGATTGGCAAGGCAGTTGCTTACCAAACGAAACAGATGTTTGGAACAGCATTTGGCATCGTAATGTTCGTTTTGCTACTATCACAGACAACCAGTCAAGCGAATTCAACGGCACAGTAGATTACACTGTACACGAAGTGAACAAGGCAGAGGAAGATGTTTGGCTTGTATATCCTTGGGAGAACAAGTATAACTTATAACTTGACTGTTATTAAAATCTGTGTTATAATAAAGAAATATAATCAAAGGAGAAAAAATGAAAAAACAATTAGTTAAAGCTGCTAGAATGCACGCCGAAGGTGAACTAGAACGTGCCAAAACAAATGTAATGGTATACATGAATAACTCAACTGGTATCGGTGAACATCCTGATATCGTCGAAGCTATTCAAGGCGAACTGGACAAGATGGCTGCTGCCAATGATCGTATTGAAATGCTTGAGAAATTTTTCAAAGATTGATTGACAAAAACCTAAATATATGGTACAATACTATTATGTGTTGTACCATATATCATGGCAATCCACTGCCCTTAACATCGGAGATTACAAATGACAAATAGAACAACTTCACATATTCTGCGTGACAGTATGCAAGCAGACGGCAAAAGATTCTGGGCCGGTGATAACATTTCAGAATATATTGGACCTAACATCAAAGACGAACTGATTGACGAAGCTACACTAGCATTTGAAACAGTGCTTGATACACTGTTGATTGACAGGGCCACTGACCCCAACAGTCAAGGCACAGCACGTAGACTGGCTAAGATGTACTTTAATGAGATTATGAGCGGACGGTATGATGCTATGCCCAACGCAACAGCATTTCCAAATGATCCAAAGGACGGATACGACGGTATGTTGGTTGTACGTTCAGAACTGCGCAGTATGTGTAGTCATCACCACCAGCCCGTGAGTGGTGTAGCATACATTGGTATTATTGCTGCTGACAAACTGATTGGACTTAGCAAATATACACGCATTGCGCAATGGTGTGCTAGACGAGGTACACTACAGGAAGAATTGGCTGTGGACATTGCTCGTGAGATTATGGCAGCAACTGGCTCAAAGAACGTAGGCGTTTATGTGCAGGCGACTCACGGATGCTGCGAAAATCGAGGCATTATGGCACACAGCAGTCTTACACAGACCACAGTGCTTAAAGGTGCGTTTAGCAATGACAGCAGCACTAAGAAAGAATTCTTTGACAATATTAAACTACAGCAGGAGTTTGCACCAAAATGAAATTAAGATATAGCGAAGCATTTTATTCGGTACAAGGTGAAGGCAAATATGTAGGAGTACCTAGCGTGTTCCTACGCACCTTTGGTTGTAATTTCCGTTGTATGAACTTTGGACTGGGCAGATCAGAACCCAGTCGTGCAGAAAAACACGCTAAAGGTGAAAGATACAACGCAGAAGTCAAAGCACTGCTGGACGCAGGTGTACATGAAACTGTAGAAAAATTTGAAGACTTGCCTATTATTCACACAGGTTGTGATACATACGCAAGCATCTATCCTGAGTTTAAACATCTTGTTCACGAACGAACAATTGACGAAGTGGTAGATCATTTACTAAGTCTTACTCCAGAAGGGTGTTGGACAATGGCAAATGGACAGGATGTTCATTTGATTTTAACAGGTGGCGAACCTTTGCTGGCATGGCAACGTTTGTACATCGATCTGTTTGAACACCCACGTATGCAGGATTTAAAAAATGTTACATTTGAAACAAACACTACACAAACACTTCACAGAGATTTTCATGAATATCTCAATGACCATGGACGAATTAATATTACCTGGAGTTGTTCACCTAAACTCTCCGTTAGTGGAGAATCTTGGGAGGATGCTATACGTCCTAACGTTGCTGCCAATTATGCTAGCGTTTCTGGTAGCGATCTTTATCTTAAATTTGTGTGTGCTGATCGTGCAGATATTGATGAAGCTGGCCGTGCGGTTCAAGAGTATCGCGACGCAGGCATTGAATGCCCTGTATACCTTATGCCGTTGGGCGGACGTTCGGAAGAATATAACCTCAACGTTCAGGAAGTGGCGAACATCTGTATGGAAAAAGGATGGCGCTTCACACCCAGACTCCACATTAGCCTATTTGGAAATGCCTGGGGAACTTGATAAGGTTTCTAAATATTCAAAAGGCATACACACAGAAGAACAATTTAACAAACTAAGGAAAGATTTATGAGAAAAATTACACTAAACCCCCGCATTGCAGATAGTACATCCTTTGATTGGAACAACGACTGGATCGTAATAAAAGAGAACGATCAATTATTAGAGTTTAGTGCTCCAAAAAGAGATAACCCGTATAGAAAATATACAAGACAACAACAAGAAGTTATACAAACAGTGAACCATGTACTTGAACATAACAATCAGCCAGTTGTGTCTATCGAAGAAGCAGATCGGTTGCTCTTCCCTTTTGGTAAAGATCAAGAAGTCAATTCTGAAGATATTCAAGCTCTTGCCGGCTTTAAGGTTGAAAAGAAAATTGTGCCATTAGATTAAGGAGAACACTTTGAACAATTATATTTTTACTAGCGAAAGTGTTAGTGACGGACACCCAGATAAAGTAGCAGACCAAATTTCAGATGCACTTGTAGATGCTGGATTAAAGGCGGGCGACTCTACTACTCGTGTTGCTGTCGAAACACTTGTAACTACCAACCATGTAACGTTGGCGGGCGAAGTAAAAAACTTTAACGTAAGCAAGGAACAAGTTAAAGAAATTGTCCGTAGCAAAGTTCGTGAGATTGGTTATGAGCAAGAAGGATTTCATTGGGATAAACTAAACATCTACAATGAAATCCATTCTCAAAGTGCGGACATTGCACTAGGCACAGACGACTTTGGTGCTGGCGATCAGGGCATTATGTTTGGATACGCCTGCAACGATAATGCAGCATACTTGCCTGCGCCTATCTATTATGCACACGAGATTCTAAAAGACCTTAAAGCAGAACGTGAAATTACAAACATTATTGGACCTGATGCTAAATCACAGGTTAGTGTGCAATACGAAGGCGGCAAAGCCAAACGTATTGATCAAGTTGTTATCAGTACACAACACAGCGAAGGGCATGTTGAAGCAGCACGTGATCTTGCAAAACAATGCGCAATGAATGTATTAGGAGATTTAATCGATGAAAACACTGTATGGCATCTTAACCCTACTGGTAACTTCGTTATTGGTGGCCCAGACGGGGATGCTGGCGTTACCGGAAGAAAGATTATTGTTGATACTTATGGCGGATTTGCCCCCCACGGCGGCGGAGCGTTTAGCGGTAAGGATCCTACTAAAGTGGACCGGTCAGCTGCGTACATAGCGCGATGGCTTGCGAAAAATGTAGTAGCAGATGAAATGGCAGACTGGTGTAACATTCAATTAAGCTATGCTATTGGCATTAAGCAACCTACTAGTGTTTATGTAGAGTCCAATGGATATAGCAAAAGCATTGAAAAGTTTATCCGTGAAACCATCGACTTATCACCAAAAGGTATTATTGACAGATTTGATTTATTCAACTATACTAATTATAGTGATAATTGTACATACGGACACTTTGGCAACAAAGATGTACCATGGGAAAGGATTGGTTGGTAATGAAACAGTGGTTAAAGCGTGTCACAGGCATAGAAGCTAAAGAACGTGAACTAGAACAAGAGATAGCTTTACACAAAGCTGCGGCAGAGGCCGAGCATACTCGTATAGCAGAAGAAGAGCTTGAACTGCTAAAAAAGAAAGATCCAAAGGCATACGCTACTAAAAAAGGCGAACCTTGGATAAGTGTACTGGATGTTAAAGTTAATCAAGAAAATATCCGCAATGGGTTTTTTGAAATGGATTGGAATGATCTGTTCATTCAACAACTTAGACAAGCAGGATATGGAGAAGAAATGGATCCCGAAGAAGAAATTGTAGATCGTTGGTTTCGTGATATTGTTTATGGTATGCTCGAACAAGAAGGACTTGACACACAGCGTGGTTCCGGCTATATTAATGTAGTACCCATTGATAAAGGACGCAGCGAAGTTTCATGAACACTTATATAATAATCGATACCGCTAATGTGTTTTTTCGAGCTAGGCACGTTGTGCGTGGCGACATCGATACCAAAGTAGGCATGGCGCTGCATATTACGCTAAACAGTGTAAAAAAAGCGTGGCAAGACTTCAACGGCACTCATGTTGTGTTCTGCTTAGAAGGACGCAGCTGGCGCAAGGACTTTTATGAGCCCTACAAGCGCAATCGTAAAGAAACTCGCGATGCTATGACGCCTCGTGAGATGGAAGAGGACAAAGCGTTTTGGGAGATCTTTGACGAGTTCAAAGACTTTGTTACCAACAAAACAAACTGTACTGTGATGCAGCATTCGCAGCTGGAAGCAGATGATCTTATTGCGGGCTGGGTACAGAATCATCCTAATGACAATCATGTTATTATCAGCACAGACGGTGACTTTGCACAGTTGATTGCTCCTAACGTGCGTCAGTATAACGGTGTTGCTAACATGACTATCACACATGAAGGATACTTTGACGACAAAGGTAAGCCTGTTGTGGATAAAAAAACTGGCGAAACTAGGCCGGCTCCATATCCACAATGGCAGTTGTTTGAAAAGTGTATGCGCGGTGACACCAGCGACAACGTGTTTAGTGCATATCCTGGTGTACGTGTAAAAGGCACTAAGAACAAGGTTGGACTACGCGAAGCATTTGAGGACAAAGATACAAAAGGATTCAACTGGAATAATATGATGCTGCAACGTTGGACAGATCATAACGGAGTTGAACATCGTGTACTAGATGATTACAATCGCAATGTTGTGCTGTGTGATCTTACTGCACAGCCTACCGAAATTAAATCTACTATTAACAAAACTATTACAGAAGTAGAACCCAAGGATGTATCGCAAGTCGGCATGCGCCTTATGAAGTTTTGTGCTAAATGGGATATGCAACGTATTGCAGATCAGGCACAGAGTTTTGCAGAACCATTACAAGCAAGGTATCCTAAATGACAATTAAAGCAAAACCTATCCTAGATAATAAATTTTGGATCATCGAGGATGAAGGTGTTCGAATAGGAACACTTACTAGAGACGATAATAATTTTGTATTTTCGAGTAAAGGCAAGATTGATTTTTATAAATCCGAAGGGCATCTAAAGAAAACGTTTGGGCAGAATTTTTTAACTGCTAAAATTATTGCCGCGCAGGACGCTACATTAGAGCATGATGTACACGGATATCTGACTAGAGGTATTCCATACAACAGTATGTATGATATTTCTAGAAGTCTTCCGTTGTTTACCAAGAGTGAAAAATCAAAAAGTGTATATTGTGCAGGATTTTATTTGATTAAGTTTAATGTAAATTGGCTTAAAAGCTTTTGTCCAAAGTTGATTACTATCGAACGTAACGAATATCTTGGGCCTTTTAAGACTGAAATTGAAATGAAAATGGTATTAAGTAATGTCAATCGAACCTCTTAATACAACAGCTATTCAACAGTTTATCAAGCAAGTGCAAAGTGCAGAAGCAAGCAAAGCAAAAGACTTACGCTTGGATATTGTAGCTGCAAAAAACCTTGCATTTTCACTAGGTATTGTTATGGCACGACTCAACGGCGATCTTGAAAAGTTTGTTAAAGAAAATGCTAAAAATAACAACGATGAAGTGATCGAAGTTAAATTTGCAGGCGGCGCAGATTGGAAATAAAGATAAATATATGCGTATATAATTAAGGAATACGCATATGAGTCGCCCCAAGCCAAAGATTTTAATGGAATTTACGAACGGTAGAACATACAAAAGCGAACAGATTTTAGAAGCAGAAGCAATCTGGGCAGTATTCTATCAAGGTGAACCGTTTAATTTAAAAAGTTTAAACTCGATAACCAATTATCCGGGACCTAAATATAAAAAAACTAGTTTTAGTAATCCGGGACATGCGCACAATCTTGCTAAAAAATTAAATTCAATGTTTAAAACAAACGATTTTAGTGTTTTTAAATTAACTGATGGCGAGGAAATAATTGAATAAAATCGTGTATACTAAGATCTTCTTAAAACAACTTGGTCATACAGTAAACGATACTGCATTAACTGAGTATATGCCAGTATGGTGGCAAAATACTAGAGAAAAAGAAACCGGAGGACTTCGTCTTACTGATGAAGGATTTGACGTATTAAACAAAATTGGAATTACAACATACGATATTCCATTTCCGCTGGACATGCCAATAACTACTCAAGTTATTATATTTCTTGACAAGTTTATTAATTGTCCGTATTATATAACTTCTCGAGGAATATCGGTTACAGACGAAAAGAAGGCAGTTGAGCTTTCTTTGTTTAGTGGTGATATACGCAAGTATGGAATTGCCAAGGCATTAAAACGTTCTACAGAATAAATAATATATGGCACATTTTAATACTATAGTCAATACCAAAGAACAAATAATGCTTCATGCAGCGCACCGTAATGGATCAAGCCGAATACTGCGTATACCCAACGTTAATAAGGATTGGAAATTAATACATCCTGCATTTATGCATCGATCCAACTGTGAAAAATTTACACATGTTAAAGTTATTAGAGATCCATATTTACGATGGCGCAGTTGGTTTTATGATTTTAAAGCAGGGCCTACTAACCCTAACTGGACAAACAAATGGAGTCTCGATTACGCTAAACTCTGGGTTGATGAGTTTAAAGACACTATGCATCAAGATATACATACAAATTTTCAAAAAGTAGAGTACGATGATGCTCGTATTTTGCAAAACGAAATATTCCTTCAAATGGAAGACCTTGATATATTTTTAGGAATATCTCAAAAACCTCATGTTATAGATGCTCGTACAACATACGAACAACAGATGGATGCAGACGTTACCAGTTACTTGCAGATTAAAATTCCTTTCTTATACAACATAGATTATACATGGATGCAAAATTTACCTCTCTGGTCAAAATAACGGTTGACCTGCTGTCCTAGATACGTTATATTAAAATTGTAACGAAACAGAGGTGAAACTACTGTGATGCAAGAATACTTAGATATTTTTGATGCCATTGTAGACAAATTTATCGTTGACAGCAACATCAACTAATGCTATAACTAACACATAGACACTGAACAAAAGGAATACACCATGTCTGATGCACGTACTCTTAGCCCTAATAAAGCAAAAATTAGCTTGCGGGTAGCTATGAAAAAGAAACGCCCAATCTTCCTTTGGGGTCCTCCTGGTATTGGTAAATCTGATATCGTAGCACAAATTGCTGATAGTTTTGATAACTCGCACCTTATTGATATTCGTTTGAGCCTTTGGGAGCCTACGGACATCAAAGGCATTCCGTACTTTGACAGCAACTCGGGCACAATGGTGTGGGGTGCACCTAGCGAGCTGCCCAGTGCAGAATTTGCAGCACAGTATGATAATATTGTATTGTTCTTGGACGAGATGAACAGTGCTGCGCCGGCAGTACAAGCGGCAGCATATCAGCTGATTCTTAACCGTCGTGTTGGTACCTACAAGCTGCCTGACAATGTTATGATTGTGGCTGCTGGTAACCGTGAAGCTGACAAAGGTGTTACTTACCGTATGCCTGCTCCGTTGGCTAACCGTTTTGTTCACCTCGAGCTGGCTGTTAACTTTGACGATTGGTTTACTTGGGCTGTCAACAACAAGGTACACCAAGACGTTGTAGGCTATCTGCAATTTGCCAAACAAGACCTGTATGACTTTGATCCTAGAAGTGCAAGCCGCAGTTTTGCAACCCCGCGTAGTTGGAGTTTTGTTAGTGAATTGCTGGAAGACAATATCGATGACGGCACTACCACTGATCTAGTTGCAGGTGCCGTTGGTGAAGGTCTTGCAGTAAAATTTATGGCACACCGTAAGGTTGCATCGCAGATGCCCAATCCTAGCGATATCCTTGCTGGTAAGGTCAAGGAGATGAAGAGCAAAGAAATTAGTGCAATGTATTCCTTGACTGTGTCCCTGTGCTACGAGCTGAAGGAAGCAAGTGACAGCAATGACAAGAAATTTGATGACAAAGTCAACAACTTCCTGCGCTTTGCAATGGATAACTTTGACACCGAACTAGTTGTTATGGGTATCAAGCTTTCTCTTACTCAATACGGTCTTCCAATCGACCCGGATGCAGTTGAATGCTTTGACGAGTTCCACGATCGGTACGGCAAGTACATCAAAGCTGCGCAGTCGGCATAAAACGATGCAATAAGGTGGGCGTTGGAAATTTCGCCCACGTTTTCTATATAGAGGTTGACCGAATACGTAAATAATGTTATATTAACGTATAGGATAAAACAAAGAGGTATACAATGTCTACTAAAAAAACTGCAAGCAAAATACGCAATTGGCAGCCTGATCCCAACATCACTCCAGCAGCACTTGAAAAAATGCGTGTAGAAGTGCATGAACGTATTATTACTGCTCGTGTAGGATTATTGTTACGGCATCCATTCTTTGGTAACATGGCAACTCGTTTGAAGATTCAAGCCGCGGACGAGTGGCTTCCTACTGCTGCGGTAGACGGACGTCACCTGTTCTATAACACTCAATTCTTTAACGCAATGAACAATAAAGAAGTTGAGTTTGTTCTTGCTCACGAAATCTTACACATGGTATATGACCATTTGGGTCGTCGTGAATCGCGTAACCCGATGCTGTACAATATTGCGGCAGATTATATTGTAAACAACTTGCTTGTAGATGACCGCATTGGTAAGAAGCCTAGTATTGTTGATTGCTATCAAGATTTTAAATACCGTGGCTGGAGTTCAGAAGAAGTATACGACGAGCTGTTTGAACAAGCAAAAAAGAACGGCCAGGAAGCTGTTGAGGCGCTGGGCGAAATGCTGGACGAACACCTTGACTGGGAAGATGGTGACGGCGACGAAAATGACAACGGTGAAGGCAAAGGTCGGCCTCGTTATAGCAAAGCAGAACTTGATCAAATAAAAGACGAGATCAAAGAAGCTATGATTCAAGCAGCAAGTGCTGCTGGCGCTGGTAATGTTCCATTAGGCGTACAGCGTCTGATCAAAGAAATGACCGAGTCTAAGATGAACTGGCGTGAATTACTGCGTCAACAAATTCAAAGCACTATCAAAAGCGACTATACGTTCTCGCGTCCAAGTCGCAAAGGCCAAATGAGTGGTGCAATTCTTCCTAGTATGAACTTCCAGGATACCATCGATCTGTGCATTTGTATTGATATGAGCGGTAGTATTGGTAATGATCAAGCTGCTGATTTCTTAGGCGAAATCAAAGGTATTATGGACGAGTACCAAGATTACAAGATCAAGCTGTGGTGCTTTGACACTAAAGTTTACAACGAGCAGGACTTTAGTGCAGACGGTGGCGAAAGCCTTATTGACTATGAAATTGTAGGCGGCGGTGGCACTGACTTTATGGCCAACTGGATTTACATGAAAGACAATGATATCCAGCCTAAAAAGTTCATCATGTTCACTGACGGCTATGCCTGGAATAGCTGGGGCGATCCAGATTATTGCGATACTATCTTTATTATTCATAGTAATCACGACAAGAATCTCGAAGGTCCGTTTGGCATTACTGCTCACTACGGGGAGAATTAATGTTAGAAAAGGGTAAAGTAAATCCCCTTAATGTACTAGAAGTAAGGCGACTTGAGTTTTGTCCGCCTTACTTCGAAAGCATTATAATTACGCCAAGTTACAATTTAAACTCGGCTATAGATGATTGGATTTTTTCTAATCTTACTGGACGGTACTATATAGGTCCGGCGATAGGCACTGATCAGAGCACAGGGCTAAAACAAAAGCTTCGCATAGGATTTGAAACATCAAAAGAAATGAGCTACTTTATGTTGGCTTGTCCACATTTGAAATATTAAAAATTAATATTGCATATATAAATTACAAGGAGAACTGAAATGTCTACACAAGCACAAGCAAACCCAAACGATCTAAACATTCAAGATCTTGCCACTATGAAAGGTATTATTGATATTGCAAGCGAACGCAATGCATTCAAGCCCAACGAAATGGCAGCAGTTGGTATTGTTTATAACAAACTTGACCTGTTCCTACGCAATGTAGAAGAACAACAAAAGGCAGCACAGGCGGCGCAAGAAAGTGTGCCAGAAGTGCCGCCTGCCACAGCATCAAGCGAGGATACAAATGACTAATATTAAACACATAGGTAGAATTAAGAATAATAAAAGACGTGCAATTGTTGCATATCGTACTATTCCAAATGATCCGTATAGTGCGCTTGTTGTATTAACTGAAGGACTTCCTGCAGATGAGCACGATGCACTTATCAAATTAGTCGAGTCGCCATCTGGACAACAAGCTGATGAGCTAGCAGATGCAATGAGTCGTACCTACTTGCCAGATGGTAGAAACATGCTTGCTGGATTTCATTACACTGGACAACTTAAGAAAGTGGCAACTAGTGAAGTCGAAATGACTCCTAACAATCAAACGTCTATTTTGCTTAATGAACTAAACGAAGTTATTGCACAACAAAAAGGTATTTCAATTGGTGATCTTGCTATTAAAAATACCGATTCTAATGCAGTAACACCTACTTCTGTACCAGTACAGCAAATTCCAACAGTTGAAGATATTTTCTCTGCAACAGCGCCGGTTGCACAAGAAACACTGAGCGAAGTAGAAATGGCAGCAAAGCTTAGATCAACTGCTGATGCGTTATTTAAAGAGGCACAAGCTTTACGCAAACAAGCAGAAGCAATGGACACCTCTAAGACTACTACATCTGTTAAGAAGCCAACTGCAAAGAAGGCTACAATTGCCAAAGCATAAGATTTCTAAAGAAAAGGATGCTGATTGGGAGGCTATACTTGATGAGATCGACATTGACTATCTTCCAATAGAATATATTAGTAGTATAATTATCAAGTTTCAAGACGGCGCAACTTGGGACATTGATATAGATGATAGCCGTAAAAAACAAACAGCTGAAGAAATTGAAGACAGTCTAGATGCTGTCTTTGAAGAATATGAAGATAATATAGATACTATAGACTTTAGACTTGACTTGGAACGTGTTAAGAACGACTTGAGTAAGCGGGTTTACAGATTCTTAAAATTAAATAAATAATGACCTGCTAGGTGATAAATATATACAGTACTAAAAGTATATATTATCACCTAGGAGATTTTTACATGGCATTGCGATTAAGACGCGGCTCTGATACCGACAGACAAACAGAAACGTTTGCTGAAGGTGAACTTATTTACATAACCGATACAAAAGAACTATATGTCGGCGATGGTACAACACTAGGCGGCGTTTTAGTAACTTCTAGTAGTGGTGTATCCCCTGCACAACTCACACAAAATTTAGATTTAAATAGCTTTAGTATCAACGGTATTGGTATTATTACTGCAACTGCATTTTTTGGCGACGGTAGCGGTCTTACAGGAATCTCTGGTGGCGGCGGAACAGGCATAATCGAAGGTCAAGAATACCTAATTGATATAATTGGAGACGTGCGAGGTAGCGATAGCACACTGTTGGTTGATAGTACAACCAACACATTCGCAGGCGATCTAGTAGGCTCGGTGTTCGGCGATAATAGTATACTATTAGTCGATGCAGTAAACAATGTTATTCCTTATGCTGTATTAGACGGAGCGCCAACTACACTAGCAGGCTACGGCATTACTGATGCTGCAACTAGTGCGCAGGGCAACTTAGCAGATAGTGCAGTACAACCTGCAGACTTAGGCAACTTTACTTTTACCAGTGGAACGCTTGATACCAATGATAGCGTAGGAATTACCATTACTCCAGCAGTTACAATAAACAGCAACCTATTAGTTGAAAACGACTTGCGTGTATCAAACGTTGTATATGCTGATAAATTTGTAAGCACAGACGCAAGCACTCCGTCAATCGAAGCTGCAACAAACTTAGATTTAACTGCTGGCAATGCTGTACGCATCACTAGTAGTGTACTAAGACTAGCAAGTTTTACAACTACCGAAAGAGATGCACTTGCTGCACAAAACGGTGATGTAATTTATAACACAACTGACAACAAGTTCCAAGGGTACGAAAACGGTGCTTGGGCTAACTTAATCTAAGGTATTTAAATGGCTGAAAAAGAATATATCGTAAGTCTTAACAAAGGTATTGACTATGACGCTTTTTGGGATCAGATTGAAAATGCCAGTGCAGATGACGGATTTGTACCTACACGCAGAGTTGACATAATTAACAACAGAGACGGCAGTTTAAGAAGCTGCCATTATAGTTTAACTGATGCCGAAGCAGAACAATTAAAAAACGATCCGCGAGTTTACAGTGTAGAAATTCCGCCGGATCAACGTGACGATATCGAGATTGGACACTTTGCATTACAAGAAGGCACCTGGACCAAAGATGCTACTGTTAGAACTACAGACTTAAATTGGGGCAACATAAGAGGGTCAAACAGTGCAGATCCTTGGAGTCAAGCGACTAGTATAGCTGTTGCATTTCCTTATACACTAACAGGCAGAAGTGTTGATGTTGTTATTCAAGACAGCGGACTGAGTGTTAACCATACTGAATACACTGATGCCAAAGGTGTTAGCAGAGTAGTTGAACTTGACTGGTACGCTGCAAGCGGCTTAGCGGGCACACAAAACGCCAACCATTACAGAGACTATCACGGGCACGGCTCGCATTGTGCCGGCACCGTAGCAGGTCGTACAATGGGCTGGGCAAAGGATGCAGCAATTTATAGTGTAAAAGTTAGCGGGCTTGAAGGAACAGGAGACGCAACCGGTATTAGCATTACTGATTGTTTTGATGTTATTAAGTTATGGCACCGTAATAAACCAATTGATCCAGATACTGGATTTAAGCGTCCGACTGTTGTTAATATGAGCTGGGGATACGGCGGCACTAGATCAAGTACTGCGTGTTCAAGCGGAACATATCGAGGCACGTCTTGGACCAGTGCCGATGCTGGATACACCAATACAACCGAACAGTGGGCAAGTGCAGGTATCATTCCGTCAGTTGTAATAAGTAAGCGTATAAACGTTCGTGTAGGGTCAGTCGATGTTGACTTAGAAGAACTAATTGACGAAGGTGTACACGTTTGCATTGCTGCTGGCAACAGTTATTATTATATTGCAGCCAACGGCGACCAAGATTGGAACAATAGTGCTGATTTTGGCAGTGGTGCAGAGTTTTATCATAGAGGTTCTAGTCCATACAGTACTAATGCATTTATAGTAGGCAATATGGATATTACATATCAAGGTGGATTAGAACACAAAGCTGAAAGTAGTTGCACAGGGCCTGGGGTTGATATAAACGCACCAGGTACATATATTACTAGTGTTGCAAGCAAAGACAACAACGGGTCTTGTGATATTGTCAACGGTGGAACGAGTACTGTTGTTAGCCCGCTAGACAGTAATTATAATTTAATGAAAATTTCAGGTACATCAATGGCATCGCCAAATGTTGCAGGGCTAATTGCTACTATACTCGAAGCTAATCCTGGAATGACACCTACACAAATGAAAACATTCATACACAATAATTCAACACAAGATTTGCTTTATGATACAGGGGTTCCTGATGCTAACTGGAATGATCAAGATAGCATTCACGGTGGACCAAACAGAATATTTAAAACACCATTTGTAAATCCTGTACAAGTTTCTTACACAGGTGGAATAGTTAAAAAGGCATAAATACATATGATAACAAATTTCCAGGAGTTCTCTAAATGGCTTTAAGACTAAGACGCGGTACCGATGCCGAAAGATTAACAATCATTCCGCAAGAAGGTGAATTGATCTATACAATTGATACTAAAGAATTGTATGCAGGTGATGGTACCACGGTCGGTGGAAATAGAATTTCTGGATCAACTGATGGTTCCCCTGCGCAACTTACACAAAATTTAAACCTTAATTCAAATAATATAACTGGTACAGGAAACATCGATATCAACGGATTTGTTACTGCGGACTTTAATGGCGGATTGATAGGTGACGTGCTGGGCGATATACAGGGTAGTGTATTTGCCAACAACAGCACCCTATTGGTAGACGCACTCGATGGTATAATTTTTGCTGAAAATGTCAGAGGAGAGTTTACAGGTAATGTTATTGGAGACATAAAAGGCTCAGTATTCGGCGATGACAGTA